CAGGGCAACACCCTGCCGATTGTCCACGAGGACGCAGGCGCAGATGACGACGCGGAGGGGTGACGACTGGCTGATCCCGACAACGGACGAGGAAATGGCCCGTTGTCTGGCAGATCCGGAATGGCGGCTGTTCAGCGGCTACCTGTACAAGATCATCATCAAGGGCGACAAGGACGAGGAAGGGCTGGTAATGCCGTTCCGCCCCAACCGGGCGCAGCGCAAGTTCATCCGCCGGCTGTGGCATCGCAATGTGATCCTGAAAGCCCGGCAACTCGGTTTTTCCACGCTGATCTGCATCCTGTGGCTGGACACCGCGCTGTTCTGCGAAAACGTGCGCTGCGGGATCATCGCCCAGGACCGCGAGGCCGCCGAGTCCCTGTTCCGGGACAAGGTGAAATTCGCATACGACCAGTTGCCAGAGGCGCTGCGCCAAATGATGCCGCTGAAGGCCAACAATGCCTCGACGCTGGTGTTCGGGCACAACAACAGCAGCATCCGGGTGGCGACCTCGATGCGCTCCGGGACCATCCACCGGCTGCACATATCCGAGTTTGGGAAAATCTGCGCGAAGTACCCGGACAAGGCGGCGGAAGTCATCACCGGCTCGATCCCGGCAGTTCCGTCTACCGGGGTGCTGGTCATCGAGTCCACGGCGGAAGGTCGGGATGGCGCGTTCTACAAGATCACGCAGGCCGCGATGGCTGCGGCTGAATCCGGGAAAAAGCTATCCGTGAAAGACTACAGATTCCACTTTTTCCCGTGGTGGCAGGAGCCTGGCTACCAGATTGATCCGGATGGCGTCCTGCTGACGGAGCAGGACGAGGAGTATTTCGTTCAGGTCGAAGGCATTACCGGCGTCAAGCTGACCGACCGGCAGAAGGCCTGGTACGTCGCCACGCGAGACAGCGAATTCTCCGGCGAAGATGAAAAGATGTGGCAGGAATACCCCAGCTTCCCGGAAGAAGCCTTCCAGGTCAGCACCGAGGGCTGCTACTTCACGAAGCAATTGACGGCCGCGCGCAAGGAGGGGCGCATCAAGGCCTCTGTTCCGCTACTACCAAACGTGCCCTGCAACACCTATTGGGACATCGGCAACAGCGATGGAACCGCGATATGGGTTGTCCAGCGCCTTGGTGGCGAAAACCGGCTGGTCCGCTTCTATGAGGCATGGGGAGAGCCCTACAGCCATGCCGCGCAGTGGCTGCAGTCTCTGGGCGTGGTGTTCGGCACGCACCACCTGCCGCACGACGCCGATCATGTCCGGCAGGGCCAGAACCGCAACATCAGCCCGCGCCAGATGCTGGAGGAACTGATGCCCGGCCAGCGGTTTGCCACGGTGGACCGCATCCAGGACGTGAATTGGGGCATCCAGCAGACCCGCGACATATTCCCGACGCTGGTGTTCGACGAGACGCATTGCAAGGCAGGCCTCGCGCACATTTCCGCCTACCGCAAGAAATGGAACGACCGCATGGGCTGCTGGAGTGATGAGCCGGACAAGACCGGTGGGCACTCCGAAGCGGCTGATGCGCTGCGGCAACTTGGGCAAACCGCTCACTCCGACGCCAAGCGCGACGCCGGGAAGAATTTCATGCAAAAGCGCCGGGGATCGGCGAACTGGAGAAGAACGTGAAGCGCAATTACCACGCCATCGGCTACCTGGTCATCCTGATGATGCTCTCCGGCTGCTCCACGCTGGCCGCCATGCCGTTCATCCCCGAAATCACGATCAAGATCGGCCTCAAGCCCGCGCTGGTGATCCAGAAGGCGGATCCAGACGAAATCAGCATCGAGGAACTGCAATGACTGCCGCTGCAACCGGCCTGACGCTGGGCACAAACTTCCGCGAGGTCCAGGGCAAGGCCGACCTGCGCGCGTTTCTGGTCAATGCCACGCTGGATGGCAACAAGGATGCCTTCCTGGTGTTCGGCAAGCGGCAATTCGGGTTCGGTAAGTCCTACTACTTCCCGCGCTCCGAGGCATGGCGCGCCCGTGAGCCGGATCAGTTCGTGCTGCTGTGCCATGACATCGCCACGGCCATGTATGGCTCGCCCAACAAGCACGACGTTCGGCTGTGTGGCGACATTTTGCTGAATCACATCGACGAGCTGGTGGCGTTCCCGCCCGATGACGGCCAGGCAGAACACGACAACATGATGCGGCAGGCCGGGCTTCAGGAGCTTGTCATTAAGGTCAACGGTAAAACTCTGGTGGATGCGCGATGAACGAAATGCAGCCCGCGCCGGGCGATAACCGGCAGGTACTGCCGACGCAGAAGGAAGGCGATTACGACCTGTTGTGCTGGCTACGCAGCATTATCGACCGCGAGACATGGTTGCAGGCGAAATCACGCGCCCAGATGGCGCTGGATGCTGACTACTTCGACGACCGGCAATACATGGGCCTGAGCGAGGAGGAGGTCAAGGAGCTTGAGGACCGTGGGCAGTCCTTCCTGCAATTCAACGAGATCAAGCCCGCTATCCTGTGGATTACCGGCGCTGAGAAACGATCACGTTTCAACTGGCGCATCGCGCCTCGCTCCGAAGATGATGTAGAGCCCGCCATCCGCAAGACCAAGCTGATCCGCTACATCGAGGACGTGAACAACGCCCAATGGAAGCGTTCGGCGGCGTTTGAGCAGATGGTCAAGGTAGGCTGTGGCTGGACCGAGGTCGCCTACCGGCCGGACCCGTTCTCCGGAGACTGGCGCGTCTGCATCGAGGATGTCCATTGGCGCGAAATACTACGCGATAGCACCAGCCGGCGCAGCGACATGAGTGACGCCCGCTATGTCATCCGGACCCGCATCGTGGACAAGGAGGAGGCAACGGCATGGTTCCCGGAAAAGGGCGCCATGATCGAAGCCGAGTGCCAGGAGCGCGATGATCTGGAGCAGGAGGTCCAGAACGAGGCCTACATGGTCGCAGGAACCTCAGTCGGCGCCAGTGGTGCGCTGTCCCTGAACCGGATGCGCTACGGTGATGGCCGCATGGCTGTACGCCTGTGGGAGGTCTGGTATCGCAAGACAACCCGCGTCAAGGTTCTTCGCGGCGAAGGCGCATTGGTCGGCGCGGTATTCAACCCGCAGGATCCCCGCCACATTCAGGCCGTCCAGATGGGAATGGTTGAACCTGTGGACAGCATCCGCTCGCAAATGCACGTCGCTATCATCACGCGCAACCATATCCTGCACTCCGGCCTCAGTCCGTATCAGCACAACCGGTTCCCGTATGTACCCCGCATCGCGTTCATCGACGACCGTGACGGCGCTGCCTATGGCGTTATCCGCTCCATGCGCGATCCGCAGGACGACCTGAACAAGCGGCGCAACAAGGCGCTGTTCATGCTGTCCACCCGGCGCGTGATTGCAGACGATGATGCCGTCGAGAAATGGAACGAGTTGGAGGAGGAGGTTTCGCGCCCAGACTCGATCATCAAGGTAAAGCGCGGCAGCAAGCTGGAGGTTCAGGACAACGTGCAACTGGCCGCCTCGCACGTCGAGTTTGGGATGCAGGATTCCGCCTACATCCGGCAGGTCTCCGGCGTTACCGGCGAGAACCTGGGCCTGCAAACCAATGCGACATCCGGCATCGCCATTCAGGCGCGGCAGGAGCAGGGCACGATCATCACCACCAACCTTTTTGAGTCCAATTCTCTGGCCATGCAACTGGAGGGCGAGTTGGCGCTGTCGCTGTGCGAGCAGTACATGACGGAGCCCATGCAGTTCCGTGTAACCGGCGAGCGAGGCCGTCCAGAGTTCGTGGCTGTCAACGACGGCAATCCAGAGACGGACATCACCAGCAGCAAGTCCGACTTCATCGTGGACAGGCAGGATTACCGGACAACGGTCCGTGCCTCGCTGGCCGAGCAATTGCTCCAAGTGGCCGGGCAGGTAGCGCAGCACACCGGCAACCCGATGATGGGCATGGCCATGGTCGAAATGGCTGTAGATTTGACCGACCTGCCGAACAAGGCCGAGATTCTGGCGCAGATGCGCCGTGTCAGTGGCACTCCGGATCCTGACGAGCCGCCCGAGCAGCGCCAGCAGCGCGAGCAACAGCAGCAGCAGGAGCAGCAACGCCAGGCCGAGATTGCCAACCGCAGGATCATGGCCGAGATCGCCAAGATGGAGGCGGAGGCACAGAAGGCGCAGGCAGGCGCAGATGCCCAGGCCGCCCAAGCCATCCGCGACAAGATGCAAGCCCTGCAAGACGCGATGTCGTCGGCAGGGCTGGTATCCACAAACCCCAACCTCGCAGGCATCGTTGATGACCTGCTAAGCAATATCAACCGCATTTTGAGTCCGACCGGAGCAATGCAATGACTGAGCAAGTAAACGAAATCGAAAACCTGGACCAGACAGCCACCAAGGCGGCCGAGGATACAACCATGGAGGGCGACTTCACGCCCGCCGAGCAGGAAGGTATGGCCGAATACAAGAAGCTGATGGATGCCATCGAGAAGGGCGAGGAGTACGCCCCTGATCCTGCCGCAGATGTCGAGCAGGGCGCTGAAGGGAAGGAAGAAGCCGAAGAAAACGCGCTTCCCAGCGAAGAAGAACTGTCGGCCATCCTGACCAGTCACGCCGAAGCCGTCACCGGCATTGAGGCCGAGCTCAAGGCCGCCGAGGAAAAGGCTATCGCGCTGGGCGACCAGCTGGAAAACGGAGAAATCAATCAGGCGAAGTACGATATCGAATACCGGCGAGCGATGCGTGACATCGAGGCCATTGAGGGCAAGCTGGCCACGGCGCAAGCCGCGCTGTCGCAGTCGGAAATTGCTGTCGAGCAGGCCTCTGTCCAGTCAGATCCGTGGTATCAGGCGGCGACCAACTTTCTGGCTGAGTCCGGAAACGACATCTTCAATGCCGGCGAGCATCACGAAGGCCTGAAGCAGGCGATTGCGTTCGCGGTCGGCCTGAAGCAGAACGCCGACAAGGAACCGGCCGAGATCATCCGCATTGCTGCGGATACCTATCGCGCCATGACTGGCCTGGAGAAGCATAAGCCCGCATCCAAGCCATACCCTGCCGCGAAGAACACGCCCAAGCCCGCACCGGACATCCCTCCGACGCTGGGGCAGATGCAGGCAGCCCTGCCTAATAACGATGACAGCCCGTTTGCGCATTTGATGAACTTGTCCGGCCCAGCCTACGAGGAAGCCTACAGCAAGCTGTCGCAGGCGCAGAAGGACGCATTCATGGACAGCTTGGCAGGGTAAACCCATGGCAAAGCAAACAAAATTGTTTCGAGACGTTGAAATCGGTGGTACGATTATGGTAGGCGACCACCGCATTTCAATTCTTGAGCGCAAGGGTCGCAAGATCAGGGTGGAAATCCGCTCTGATGCGATAATTCGAGTGGCAGGGAATAGTCCCGGCCAACTGGCGCAAGAGTGCCTCACCGATAACTCAGTGAGAGGTACTCAAGATGGGCCAGACCACCATCGGGACTAGCAACGCGCAAACCAA